TACAGGTGTTGGAGATACAGGCATTGAAACCAAACATTATAACATTACAATTGGATACAAAGATTTAAAGTTTACTGAAGAATTTGGTGCTATGGATTTATCTCAAGCATTCAAGGCAATTGAGGAGGAGAGTGGAGTCAAATTACATGGAATTCTTGGTAACAAGTTCTTTGAGAAATATAAATATATCATTGATTTCAGGGAATTAATAGCATATAGATAATGATTTATTTAGTATCCGCTGACCAATTCCTATTTGATATTCCTGATATTAAACTTGTTTCAGTAGAAAAGTCTTTAGAGATACTAGCCTCATTAGAAATAGTGGGGCTAGATACTGAAACTACAGGACTAGACCCATATACAAAGGATTTAAAGTTAGTCCAATTAGGCTGTAAAGATTTTCAAGTAGTTATAGATACTACTACAATAGACATTTGTAAATATAAGGATTATCTTGAGTCAGACAGGCTGTTTCTTTTATGGAATGCCAAGTTTGATTTAAAATGGTTCTATAAATATGGAATAATTATTAAAAATGTTTATGATGGATTCTTAGCAGAGAAACTGATGTGGCTGGGCTATCCTGTGGGCTTTCATACAATGTCTTTAAAGGCAGCTGGTGAAGAATATCTTGGAATAGAATTGGATAAGACAGTTCGTGGCAAGATTATCTATTCAAAGTTAGATGAGGAAATCATAAGATATGGTGCCAATGATGTACAATGGCTGGAGTCTATAAGAGAGAAGCAACTTGAGAAACTCAAAGAGAAAGAATTACTTGTTGCCCTTGATATAGAGAACCGCTTTGTGCGTGTGTTGGCCTATATTGAATGGTGTGGAGTTAAATTAGATGTGGATAAGTGGAAGGAGAAGATGCGGAAGGACTCTATTAGGGAAGAAGCTGCTAAGAAACTACTTGATGAATGGCTTCTTGAAAATATCCCAGATTCTCCTTATATTTATATTGATAGACAAGGTGACTTGTTTAGAGAAGAAGCATTTGATTTAACACCTAAAGTATCTATTAATTGGAATAGTGCTAAACAGTTAATCCCAATATTCAAGAAATATGGGATTGATGTTGTTGTTCAAGATAAGGAAAAGGGCGGTACTAAAGATAGCATTGATGCTAAAACCCTTAAACCACAAGCAGATAAATGTAGCCTAATCCCCTTGTATTTGGAATATAAGGAAGCAGTGAAGGTTACATCTACTTATGGGGAGAATTTTCTTGAACAAATCAACCCAGTTAGTGGTAGAATACACACTAACTATCAGCAATTAGGTGCTGATACCACTAGAATAACTTCTGGAGGAAAGGATAAAGCAGACAGAATTGAGTATGTCAATCTCTTGAATCTCCCTGCAGATGCTGAAACCAGAGCCTGCTTTGTTGCAGAGCCTGGAAACAAGTGGATTAGTATTGATTATTCAGGTCAGGAAACTTATCTTATGGCTTCCATAGCAGATGATAAGGCAATTATCAAGGAACTTATGGAGGGAAGTGGAGATATTCATTCTTTAACTGCCTATATATCCTATCCTGAAATACCTAGAGATACTCCTATTAAAGACATAAAGAAGTTATATCATAACCTCAGACAAGAGGCTAAAGGGATTGAGTTCGCCATTAATTATGGTGGCAATGCAGATACTATCTGTAGAAATAAAGGAATCCCAATGGCAGAGGCTGAGAAAATATATAATAACTATATGAGTGGCTTCTCTGGTCTTAAAAAGTATCAGGAATTTAGACGAAAAGACTGGTTCCAGAAAGGATATATTCTTTTAAATCCTCTTACAGGACATAAAGCATTTATATATGATTATGACAAACTTAAAGAGGAGAAAGCAAGAATGTCCAGTGATACTTGGGATTGGGAATATTATAGGCAGATGAAGAAAGAGTATCCTGATTGTGACACTGTGCAACTAGTAAAGCATTTCTTTAAGAGAAAGGCTGATAGTGAAAGACAGTCAATCAATTATCCGATACAAGCAACTGGAAGCATGTGTTTAAGAGTTGCTTTAATTAACTTCTTTAACTATATCTGTGACAATAACTTATTTAACAAAGTTAAAATCACTATTACTCCTTATGATGAAATCAATTGTGAAGCTCCAGCAGAAATTGCCGAGGAGGTAGCAAGTGAAGTACATAAGGATATGATTAAAGCAGGTGCAATCTTCTGTACACGGTGTACTCTTGAAGCAGATACTTCAAGGCTTAAAGATGGAAGTTTACCTGATTATTGGGTACATTAATATGAAAAAGTGGTGGGAATATGCAATTGAGTTAATAGTTCTAATACCCCTTAAGGTGTTAGAACTATTGCTTAATTGTTTTGCTTTTATATGTATGGCTATTGCTTGGCCTATAATTCAAATAATTAAAACAATAAAATCGGATGATAAATAAAGAGGCTATTGAAGCAGTTATTACCCCTGAATTTGTGAATAACTTTTTTAGGGGTATGCTTCTTGAGACTGGTTCTGGAAAGTGGATTATAACCGTATTTGGAAAACCGGTAGTTGTGTCTGGAAAGTTACTCTATGATTCAAGGAAACAGGCAGTGCAAGCATTTTATAACTGCTTTAAATGGAGAGCATCAAGAGATTTACATATGGCCATACATCCAGGAGCCAATCGTTGGGACTGGTGGGGAGAAGACAGAAACTCTTACTGGCCAGTTTTTAAGAAGGTGATGACTGAAAAGTTTGGATTTGATGTAATTCAGATATGAAAGAGAATGTAAATCATCCCTCCCACTATGCAAGTGGTAACATAGAATGTATTGATGCTATGGAGGCAGCTTTTGGTAGAGCAGAAGTTGCTTCTTTCTGTAAACTAAATGCTTTCAAATATATCTGGAGATGCTTTCATAAGAATGATGGTATTGAAGATGTAGATAAAGCATTATGGTATTTACATAGATATAGAGATTTAATTCAAGAAGATTAACAATGGGACTAGATAACGGAATAGTATTGAAACTTTCAAACAAGAAAGTTCCAGAAGATTTCCCTAAGCAGGAAGCTTGGTGGATAGAACCTCAAGAAGAAGTAGAGAGGAGGGGAGAATTACATATTGCTTACTGGCGTAAATGTTGGGATATTAGGAACATTATTCTTGGGGTCCTCCACGCAGGTCAAGAAGGAGGGGATTACCCAGTAGAAGCTGAGGATTTACCAGCTATACGCAGAGGTATCATTAAGCTTCTTAATCCTAAAACCTATGAAGATGAGGCTGATTCTATCTGGGAATACGAAGAAAGGGTAGAAAGTGAACTTCAAATTCTATTAAATTTGATGTGGCTTGAAAACTATCTAAAGAAACATCCTGAGGATTCTGCCTACTTTTATGATTCATATTAATTAAGTGATAAGTAAAAAGTATGTATAAGAAAACAGTAGGTAATATTACCCTTTATAATAGGTACGGGTATACAGTTAACCTTGAACCCTATGAAGGAGACAGGTATGTACTTAGAGTGGATAGTGACCATGTTAGAGTGGGACTTACAAATCCAGATAGCAAGGAATACTTCTTTATTGACCCCCCAGGGGGACCATTTATGGCAGTAGGAAGTGAAATTGAAGGTAGGAAATTGATTGCTATATCCCATGTACCAAATGTGGGATTCATTTTTACCCTGGAATCACCTAAAATAGATAACGATGAAATTGATTAAACCTTCAGTAGAAATACTGGAACAAGGACCTGGATTACAGGGGATTTATGATATGATTGAACTTTGTGGCAAGACCAGTTATAAATCCCCTGTCAAAGGTGGAGAAGAAGCAAAGAAATTTGTAGAAGCAAGAATCAATGAAGGACATCTTGCTGTGCTTGAGTTTGGTACTGTATATCTTAAGATTGATGACCTAAGATGGATAGATAATAATCTTTGGAAAGTGGGGCACAGTCCTTATACCGAAGTTAATTACATTGGAGGAATAAGTTATATAACCACAAACTATAGAGTTCTTGTAGAATGTGATGCTTTAAGTCTCCTTGCATATCTGTATGAACCTACAGAATATCATATAAAAAGGTACTGTGCTAAATTTGTTACTGACAGAGGGGTTTCCCATAAAAGATTTGTGGCTTAATATAGTAATATATTAAGA